TCATGTTTTTTATCATGCCCATAGGGGGTTATACTTCTCTTGTAAACGAACCCATGCCTCGGTGTAAATTTTCTTCCACTTACTACGCATTTCATCTGTCCAAGCGTTATCTGCTTCTGGTCGCCAATCAAATTGAGGTCTATCATCAATGACCGTAGGAAACTTCGGATGCACGATTCTTTGTGACCGACTCGGACTGCATCTAATATGCTTATCGTAAATCAACCAACGATGAATCCCGCCTTTATCTAACTCTCCCGTTTCCATACCCAAGTAAACTTGAGAGTCCCATTGACCTTCTATCGGCTTGCCGCAAACATGACAATCTGTTTTAGTAAAATCACTCATGGTTTATTATCATCAACGTATGTATAAATAGCGGCGTAAAGTCTCCAACATAAGCACCAACTACATTAAACTCCATAAATTCATGTGATTCAGATGGAGTCATGCCATCCCTCTCTTGAAGGATTTCCATACATTTATCGTAATCATAGACAACCCTATACCCAGCGGCATCATATCCCATTATCGCATCATCAAAACCATCAGCAAATAAAGCCTCACTATTTACATCACTAATAAAACTTCGTTTACTGGAACAATCAATCATTTTTTCGTTTGTCATTTATCCTCGCGGTTTTGTCGGTGATGAAACTACGATTGAATCAATAGTCTCCCTGTTACAAGTATCGCAAGCAAATGTAAGTAAGTCTTTACCATAGGTATCTTCTTTCATTTCAATGAAGCTAACCTCATCAGCGTCTCTCCACTCAAGGCAATGCTCGCACCATGACCAATTTTTTAGTTCTCCAAATGCCATTATAGTTCTTCTTATTGGATAGCGATTTACTACAACCCCTTCAAGTATTGTCATCATCAGATGGTTCATAGTCAGGGTCTAAAAACGGATGAGCTTGAAATTCATTTGCCGTAATCTCTACGCGAGATTCTTTATTCTTCCAAGGACGCTTCGCGTCTTTACATCTCTGACAATTAAATTTAATTATAGCACCATCAAAATCATTACTTACTTTAACTATATCAACTTCTTCTGTCATATAGTTCGGAATCTCCCGCTTTGCGTCATCATGGGCATAACATTCTTCGCAAAATACCCAAGTGATTAAGTCACGCGAATTACCGTTTTGAAATTGATAGTAATTGTTAATCATTTTATATCGTTGAATTTCGCAGTAACTTCGCCTTGGCCTTCGTAATCGTTTAACGCTTTTGTAATAACTTTCGCCAATTCCTTTGAGCGTTTCTTCTCTTTCGGAGTATAACCCTCTCCAACGAATATACTATAATCATTGGTAGAAACCCAAATCTCAGCCTCCTGTTTCCTATAATCTAAAAACCAATTTTTCATGCCTCTAATACCTTACTCCAATAACGTGAGTTTTTACGCTTCTGGTTCTTATCCCAATATAAACACCGTGCCATGTACGGTGATAGTCCTCGCTTCTCGCTACGCTCAAGCCAATCTTCTTCGATGGCATTGTAAAGTTTTGAGTGTTTAGTTTGGTTCAAGCCGTAAATTTGAAACAAATGAGTGTCCATGCAAACCACTTGAGCCTCCAATGGGAACAACATTTCTATCGCAAACGAAGTCTTTGCTTTACCCAACCCAAGAATCTTTTTGGCCAACCTATCACGCCACTCAGTCCATCCTTCATCAGAATTACGAGCGAGGTAGTCACTAGGATTGCCCCAAAAAGTATCAGAAAAAAGGCCGATATAATTAGTTCGATTATTCTGGAAACCAACCCTCGTTCTTTCAATCCGCTTGAATAAATCGTCCGAATCGTAGTTCCAGAGCAAGAGTTGTTCTCCTTTTTCAAGTGTCCAGTTTTTGAACTGTTTGATTGCATTATATCCTTTACAGTTGTTTTTCCAACTTGTGTGAACTGACATGAAGGCAAACAAGTATCTCTTAAAAGCGGCAACCTCTGTTTGAGGCTTTAGCTCGGCCCAATAGTCATTGTAAGATTGTATATCTTTATCTCTAATTGAATCAAAGAAACTTTCAACTTTGTCGGTAGTAATCATAAAAAAATTTTTTTCAGTTTCGTTAAGTGTTTTTTATCAATAGTCAAAAATCCCGCCAGAGACTTACAATAGGTAATAACATACAAAAACCTAAATGCTCTGACAGAATCATGTTATGACTACTACATCATTTTTTAGCAGATAATGAGTCTGCTAAATCCTTTCGTGCTGCCTCATACCCTTTGGCATAGGCATCGTTAGCGATAGAGGCTTCATGCCCATCGTAATCTTCGTACTCATCGTAATCACCGTAATCGTCGCACATTGGTTCTTCTAATTTCTTCTCGAAATGAGAAACTACCTTGTACTTTGCGGTGCGTAATTTTTGCTGGTCGCAATCCAATGGGACTGAAACAACATCGCGAGGGTCGATTTCAACAACCATTAAATGACCTCCATTACCGTAGTGCTTGGCATATTCCAAGCTACCAGCATGGAAACCGTAAGAACAACCAATGTTCGCATCATCGCAAACATTGTTACGAGTCATCTCTTGAACATCTCCGACTTGATTACGGAACTTGCCGCTATGCCAATCGGTATAATCGTCCCTCACGCCTTTGTACGCGAGGAAATTACCGTCAGGGGTCA